AAGGCAGCTTCACAGCGACCGGTGGTTACAAATTCAAAGGCGGCCAACCCATCTCGGCCTCGCCAAAAACGATCAACCACATTTGTATGGCCTATGTGAGGTGCTTGGAGCTTGAACTCATTCGATGCCGACGTCCCGGTGTTCACTTACCTAACGGCACGAGCACCGAGGACTTCAAGAAACGATTTGATGCCGATATCCGCTCACTACCCCCCGGACGGTACCAGACGGTTTGCACAGACATCAGTGAACAAGACACCACCAAAACCGCTGCTGTGCACGAGCTTGTGAAACGACTTTTCCGCATTGTTGGAACCCCCGAACACGTCATCGATATCCTCTTCAGCACAATCCGAGCTTGGTCAGCAAGGGGCTTGGATTACACCCTTTGGACTCTCGACGCCTTCCAGAGCGGTACCGCCATGACGTACCTAAACAACACGATTGACAACATGGCTAGAGTTGGGAGCGCTTACCGCGTAACGGCTCCTTTTGTGGCTGGGTTTAAAGGTGACGACGGATTCATAAGGTCTCAGCAAATCACGAAGATGAGGAACTTCAAAGAGCTTAAAATCGAAGAAGGAGTTACAGGTACCTTCGTCGGGTACCTCATCGGTGACGTTCTGACCATCGACCTACCGCGTCTGGCTAACAAGGCTGCTTGTAGAATATATACCACCAAGCAGCAAGCTGACGAATATGCCACCGCGGTAGCCGACTGGCTGCATCTCATCAGGAATAATGATGAAGCCCAGCACATGGTCAGGTTGAACGCGTTCCACTACAACTTGTCTGTCTCAGAATGTGAAATCCTTTGGTCATTCCTGGTCTGGTACGCCCAAGGCGGCTTCAGCCGCAGTTTCCACACCCGCAGCACTAACCACACAACCGGTTTCCTCTACAAGAAAATCCTCAACTAAACCCCGGCCTTAGGCACTGATCTATCCAATAACTTCCAACTTTAATTCTCCCATCACAACCATGTCCCACCTGGCCAACTTCCACGGTATCCAAGCCGTAGCCTTGCATGACACCCAGCAAGGTGAGCTCATACAGTCTATGCGGCTCACCCAGGTCATACTTGTCTTTGGTTTTGCGATATCATCCATCGTGCAAACTGCTTACGTGTTGCAGCAGCTCACCTCCATCACCACTGCCGTCTCGGATATGAACCGAACTATTTCAGAAGGTCTGCACATCTTAGAAGCCCAACTTGGGGGCAGTATCTTCAGATTAGACCAGCTGTATGTTTCCGTCGAGGCGATCCTGAGTGAAGTTAAAGATCTCGACGCCATCTCCGTCAACATATCAGGCGACGACTTTAATATCACAATGGAACTCGGCGAATTAGAAGAAACTGCCAAACTCATCCTCTACGATATGCGCCTCGGACAGGCCAACATTGTCCAAGCGATTAACGCTGGTTCCAATCTCACTGACGAAATCTTCAACAGTGAAGACGGGTGGGGCCATTCCGTTAAGGACCACCTCGAAGACGCCGACGAATTTCTATCTGCGATTTCCGATAGCATTGACATCATCCACGACATCATTGACACCGTTGGCGCTATCATACAGGGGGCTCAACAGATCACTCTAAACGGCATTCTCAAAGCTCTTCAGGGTGGAGCCTTCGATGAGAAGGTCTATCTCGCTGTTGCAGAAGCTGAGTGGACACTTGAAGTCGGCAACCTGGAGATGACACTGCTTGAAGCGACCGCGCTCGAAACTGCTGATGTGCTACTTGACGCTTGCGTGTCAGCTCTTGGCGAAGGCCCAATCGAGTGCGTTGGTGGCGAATTTATGGAGTTCGCCATCGAAGGGCTCGCTGCTGAAGGTCTGACATCCTCTTCAGTAAAGCTAGAGCCTGTGGTGAAACGGCGATCTAATGCACCTCGTTTCTTGAACAGCTGCACCTTTGATCCACAAATATTTCCTAACCATTTAGATACCTGCCCATCACCTTCTTACTACGTTACTCCTACACCCTGCCCCTAAAGTACCTTGCACTCGTTGCAATATTCGTGCTTTAGTAATTCTTCCAACCTTCCGCTCCGCGTTCCCCGCTAAGCATGTCTTCCGAGAATCTGGGCCAAGTCCCCGCTCCAAATGGGTCTCTCTCGACCTTCAGCAACTCCACGACATCACTCTACGGAGAAGAAATCGTCAAATTCCCTTTTCGACTCAACGTTACAATCAACCCGAACCCTGACCCTGACAATGAATTCACCGCGTTCGTCGTCCCAATCGATGCCACGCTCCAGAAAGCTTTCCTCGACTCCTTCGAGTATTACACGTACGAAGCGTTGACACTCGATCTGCAGTGCACAGCGCCTTTAGGCACAGCATCCGGTGCCGTTCAGGTTGGTTACTTCAGCGACCCTTTGAACGCCGGTGTACCCACTTTGCTCAGTGAAGCTAAAGCAAAGATTGGTTCCACCGACGGTTGGGTCATGATTCGCCCGCGTGATAGCAAATCTCTTAAGATCCCTGTCGACGTGAACCCAGTTCTAACAGGTTGGCGATTCGTCCGCACCGACACTGCTAATATCCGTATGTCATCTTTCGGTACAGTGGTCGGCATCACTGCAGAACCTCCTGCTGCTGGAGACGGAACTGTCTATGAATGTTGGCTCCACGGCTGGGCTGTTGGGAAGCGCCGTACTCAGCAAACCGGCGCCACTGCTGCTTACATCCGATTCAAAACATCCTGGCAACTCCAGAA